GGAAATTGTCGGGACAAAACAGATATTTGGGATAATGAAAGATGGGGTAAATTTGAAAAAATGTTTAGAATGAAAATAAAAGAAGTTTTCAACGGCAAAACCAAAGGAGAAAAAACATGAACCATAATGGTGATTTACTAAAAGCATTAGAGGAACTTAGAGATAAAGGATACTTGAAGAAAACGAAAAAGGGCTGGGTTGATTCCGACCGAACAAAAGAGCTTCTAAAAGAAGGGAAAAGCAGAAAAGAAATATCTAAGATTTTAGATAGAGAATATAAAAGGAACAAAAAACATGAACAAAGATAAAATTGAATACTACATTGTGAGAGCCAAAAAAAGAATAGCCCAAATAGTTAAAGAAAAAAACAAAGAAAGGTTGGGTGGTATAAAAAAGACAAATCAGGAAATAGTGTTGGCAGTTGCTGAGTTTAAATGTCAGAAATGCGGTCATGACAAAGAATTGCAAGTACATCATTTAATAATGCGAAAAGCTAAAAATTATATGGATTTTTGGCGTTATGCGTCGCAAAGATACTATTGGGCTAATCAGATCATACTATGCAAAAAATGCCATACCGAATATCATGGTTCAGTAGAAGACGAGGATATGAAGTGTATATCTCAAGACAGAATCAACAAAATAAAGGAGAAATTTTCATGATGCACGGGACTAAAAAATTAACAGAAGTACAAAAATATGTACTCAGACAAATGGTAGAATTCAAATGTGAAGGATGTAAATTATCGGAAAAGGACGTGGGCAAATTACAACCGCACAGAATAATTAGGGGAAATGCCGGTGGAAGATATATCCCGAGCAATATAAAAATGCTTTGCGAAGAGTGTCATAAAATCATGCATCAAGGCGAAAGGATGGGAAGAAAATGAAACTAAAAAAAGACAAAATATTTAGAAATAAGTTTGCAGATCTTAAAATAACTGTTTTGGAAAGTGGTTGGGTCATGTTAGAGCAAAAATTTGGAAAAGATAAAGACGTAATAACGCTGGGAAATTATCCAAACGCAAGATTTGAATTAATTGAAAAAATGTTGAGGTATGTAAAAAATGAACCGAAGATTTGAAGATTTCTTATGGGTGGCAGCGGTATTCCTTTTGATAATGTCATTAATAGTAATCTTAAGCCATGTTGCGTCTGCTGAAACATTTACTGCTTATTTATATAAACCACTCAAGGTGGGCGATTGCTATAAGATGAAAACTGTGACCGGGATCATAGACCGGAGAACATACGAGTACACTCCAGGATGCAATCTTTCATGGATGCAACCGCAAAATACACCGAGCAACGGAGCAACTGGTACATTGGCCATATTCAGAAAAAAACCACTCAAGGTGGGAGAATGTTATAAGGGTAAAACTATTATCGAGGTAATTGACAGAAAAACATATAGGTATGTCAATGGATGTAGCAACTGTCAGATTGTTATCGGAAAAGGTTTTAGAAATATTTTCATTGAGAAAAGCCAATACAAATCAGACGATGAAATGCATGATCTTGGTAAGTGGATATACGACAAAATGAAGAACCGAGAACCATACGACGAAGTTGATTACACAGTCTACTTTGAGAAATATCCTGATGCATGTGCAATAACCCGATATAAGTCTGATGTTAAATTCATGGTAGACAAAATTCCAGGAGGATATGTTGGTTGGGGTGTGCCATACAGAAAGGGAGAAATTAGATCTGTTACGTTTGATCCAGGAGCGCATTGGTGGAAACATGAATTTTTGTTATTTCATGAGTTAGGTCACGCATACGGGTTAGGTCACGATCCCAATAAGACCATTATGAATCGCGCGCATGTTTCAGACGAGTATGCTCAATGGCAAATCGATTTTATCAGGAACCAGATCAATGACTGAAATCAAAATAAACGGAGTGAAAATAGAAAAAGAAATTGAAATTTTTAAGATAGTTGTAAACGATAAAAATTATATATTAGTAAGAAAGAAACTTGAATCTGAGCAAAACAAGATCATCAAATATCTGAAAGAATTAAGGGAGCTGGGAATAATAAAAAGTATCAAAAAACCCAAAAACAAGAGAATAAAGGATCAATTAAACAGACTAATCAACACAAAAAAAGAAATAAAGAAATCAATCAATCAAATAAAACAAGTTTTCTATAAGTAGATAAATTTAAATATATAACAGGTTACTTAATATAAAAGAGACGATGCAATACAAAATAAGAATTCTAAATGCGAACGGCAGGGACAAAAACTTTTCTCTAACAATACCCAAGGAAATAGTAAAACTCATTGGAAGCGAGACAATGTTCTTTGTCGAATACAACGCGGTTTATAAGAAGATAGTTTTTAGTTCTGGAACGAGTATTTTTCCAACGGAAGAACAAATTAAACGATTTGATATGGAGAGGTTAAAAATATGAGAACCGCATGGAACAAGGGAGTAAAGGGATGGACAGAGGGGACTAAGGCAGGATTTCAAAAAGGACATGGAATATTCAAGGGCACAGAAGAAACCCAATTTAAAAAGGGCCAAATTCCATGGAACAAAGGAATAAGGTATATCCAAATCGAAGGAGATAAAAATCCAGCAAAAAGACCAGAAGTAAGAAAGAAGATAATTGAGAAAAAAACAGGAATGATGTACCCGTCAATTAGAGGGCATAAACACTTTAATTGGAAAGGCGGAAAATCATTTGAAAATTATCCCAGAGAATTTTTTGATATTCAAAGAAAAATTATTATTAGAGACGAATATAAATGCAAATTATGTGGTCAAATTATTTTTACACAAACAAAGAGACTATTCATTTCAGTTCATCATATAGACTACAACAAATTAAATAACAAACCAGATAATCTGGTTGCTCTGTGTAATATCTGCAATAGTGCAGTAAATTACGACCGAAATAAATGGCAGAGGTTTTTTAAGGAGGTGATTAAAAATGAGAATAGCAATCTTGAGTGATTCGCCATTCTTTCCGTAACCAACCGGATATAGTAATCAAGCAAAACTTTTAAGTAAATATCTTTCAGATAAAGGACACGAAATACACTTTTTTGCGAATGGTTATATGGGCGCGACAATCAAAAATGCAGAACTCGAAGATGGTACGAAGTTTGCTTATAAGATTTATGGACAAGGAAAGCAGCAATATTTTCAAGATACAATGAGCGAACTTCTAAAAAAGATTGGAGCCGAAAGATTTGTCATATTACTTGATACGTTTATGTTATTCGGAAATGATGGGTGGTTTCTCAAAGTAGACACAAGCCCGGCTAAGACGTTTTTTTGGTACCCTTCAGATGGAGGTGCCGGAATGCCAATCAGATGTGAAATGATATTAAAAAAAGTAGATGTGCCGGTCGCAATGGCCAAATTTGGTCAAAAGCAAGTATTCGATTATTACGGGATGAAAACTGAATATATCCCCCATGGCACAGAACCAAACAGATTTTATAGATTATCTGATCAAGAAAGAGAGATCTTAAGATCAAAGTGGGGACTTAACAACAAATTTGTTATTGGAGTAGTAGCCAGAAATCAAGGCAGAAAAATGATGGATCGTACTCTTAAAACAATGTTTTTACTTAAGGACAAAATACCTGAAGCAGTATTATTACTTCACATGGACGTTACTGATCCAGCGCAAGCGTGGGACATCAGAAGTTTAATCCAAAGATACAATTTAGAAAACAGAGTTAAGTTTACCGGGATGACGGCACTTAAGGGTTTTGATTGGAACCAAATGAACGAAATTTATAATCTCATGGATGTATTTTTCTTAAGCACAAGTGGAGAGGGATTCGGTATACCAATTATTGAATCAATGGCCTGTGAGGTGCCGGTTGTAGCAACCGATTACACAACCACTCCTGAATTGGTAATTGCAAATAAGACCGGATTCGGTGCAAAACTGGCCGGGACTGATAGTGTTGATATGTTTTCAATGCACTCTAAAATATATGATGATACTATGATTAACGGGACACTAACCGGGAGCTGGGAAGTTGAAAGAGGATTAATTGATTGTAAAGATGCGGCAGATAAAATTATATCCTTATATAAGGATTCAGAATTAAGAAAGGAATTCGGAAAGAATGGAAGAAAGGCCGTGTTAAAAGAATACGATTTTGAAAATGTTGTTGGGCCAGCATGGGAGAAAATCTTGCAATGAACGATGAAAAATGGAGAAACTTGATAAATGAATTAACTCTCGGCATAGAGGAAGAACATACGACCTATGATTTTTCATATAACCATGTTAAACAAAACTTATTAAACAATCCTGAAAGTAACCACCTTGGGATAACACTTAACTTTTTTAAAAAAAGACAAATAGACAACGAATCAAAAGTATTCTTGGATGTAGGTTGCGAGTATGATATTCTAAAAGAATTTATAAAAGCCAAATGGATTGGATGTGATATAGTAAAAACACAAAAAACAGATTATGCGGACGCACATGAATTACCATACAAGGATGAAGAATTTGATATTGTGTTCTGTAGTCATACGTTAGAACACTGTATTTCGCCGGCAATTGTTTTATATGAAATGAGGAGAGTTCTAAAGATTGATGGTGACGTTATAATAGGCGTGCCACACTGGCCGGAATTTATCTGTAATGAGCATACGTACTTACTAACGCACGGCGGTTGGAAACATTTATTTGAAAGAATAGGTTTTAAGGTGATAGATGAACAAGATGGCCCGTTCGGATGCTCTGCGTATCATTTAAAAAAGATTCCCGGAGTTATAAATTATAAAAAATGGTCTAAATAGTAGAAAGGTATATAAACCTAAATTAATTAAATTATATATGGAAAAGAGGTTAATTGTTTGTATTATGGGGCAAAATTGCCAGAAGTTTCTTCCAATGTGTCTTGAATCTGTAAAAGAGGCTGATTCGATAGTATTTTGCGATGGTGGGACTGAAATGGAAGAATTATTTTTTGATTTATGCGAAAAATTTGGATTTGATGGAAAGTATATAAAAAATAAATTTGATCAAGATGATAAAGGAATGAATGGAAAACAAAGAAATTTTTATTTAAATTATCTAAAAGAAAATTATCCAAATGATTGGGCCTTATGTTTAGATGCGGATGAAGTTGTTGAGGATTTAGGTATGATAAAGGAGTGGATAAATCATTCAGAAGTTGCCGACGGGGTTTACAGTGTAAAAATGCGTCATTTTCAACAAGACCTTGGTCACGAAGACGCAACTACTGAAAAACATTATGTACCTCACAGACTTTTTAAAATTTCAGAATCTGTAAGGTATCCAGAAGTTGAGCATTCGGTTTTAATACCCAAATCTTTCGCGGGCGCGACCGATGTAACAACAATTTGGCACCTCGCGTATATTCCAAATCTTTGGGATATTAAAAAACGCTATGATAATCACTTAAAAAAATCAAATATACATACTCCAGAATTTCTAAAGTGGTGGTATTTCGCTCATTTATTTGGAACGTATCCTAAAAAACAAATAAACATAAAAGATATTCCTCCGGTAATTTTAAAAGAGTTTGGAATAGATCCAGACGAGATTTATTTTGCGGATCGAAATATTGAGATAAAACATCCCGTTATGGTAAAACAATGGTATGATTATTTTGAACCTCGCTGTGTTTTGGATTTGGGTTGTGGAAGAGGACCATATATGTATTTTTGGCGTTGGTTTTTACCAAATAAAAATGATGTAAAGGGAATAGAAAAAAGTAGGTGGGCGGTAGACCACGCGCTCATAAGCGGAATAATTTGTGGAGACGTGTCTGATCCAGAAATGTATAATGAAAATTGGGATTTAATAACTTGTATTGATATACTCGAACATCTTGAAGATTCAACTTTGCTTTTTACATTAAAGTTAATAGCGCCAATGTCAAAGAATTTTTTATTTAGCATCCCATTTGTAGGCGATCCAAATCTTTTAGCAGACAAAACACATAAACAATTTAAAACAAAAGAAGAATGGATTAAACTGATCGAATCGTACGGAATAAAAATTAAGGAAACACCCAAAGATTGGTTGTTTGCAAATCAAATCCTAATAGGAGAAAAAACATGACTTTTAATAATAATGAATGGACTTTTATTTTAGATTCCAATCCTTGGCTTGTTTGGATGGCAATTATTGTTATGATTGTTAGTATAATTTTGGGGGTAATTACATTAATTTTAATTTGAAAAAACATGAATTTAATTTTAAAGATTTGGCTATGGAAAGGAGATAAAGATACAAAATTTAAAAGATTAAATGATTATGCAAACTGGACGAGCAAATATTGTAGATTTTTGTATAAAGACTATTGTAAAAATTTACCAAACATAATTAAACAAATAAAAGGACAAAAACATGAAAGTTAAGTATGGAATGTATGAAATTGAAAGGAATGTTTGTTATATAAAATGGTTTATTATAAGAGAAAATAAATGGGATGATGAGAATAAAGAATTATTAAGGCAGGAAATTTCTAAAGATTTTCAAGAACAATTTGGAGGACATCAAGTTTACTAATGGAACGTAAATGGATACCAACAACTTCTGAAATTATTGATAGGTTATCAATAGTTACACTTAAAAGTATAATCCTTGGGTGTAACAATCCAGAAAAAAAGAAAGCGTACGAAGAAGAAGCAAGTTTAATCATGAGCGACCTAACAGAAATTATGAAGAAAGAGTCTAAAAAAATAAAAGACTGGGGAGTTTTTATTAGAGCAATACAATTAGACATGCTGGCGAATCGTTTAGTCTGGGAAAATGAAACCCTCGCAAGAGCCGGAGGAAGATCACAAGATCACTTATTGCCGTTTACGCACTCTGTTAATAGTATTAGAATGCGCGCAGGGAATTTTATTTCAGCGCAATTACAAGAAAGAAAAGATTTAAACTTAGATAGGTGTGTTGATATGATATGTAAGGAAAGGGGGTTTGATTTTTCTCAAGTACCATGAACAAAGAAGAATTAATCGCATTTGAAAAACAAGTTGCTGATTTATTCAATGATGGAAAAATAAGAAGTCCGGTTCATTTGAGCGGTGGAAATGAAAAAAGTTTGATCAGATTATTTGAAAGAATTAAACCAGACGATTGGATTTTTACAACATACAGAAGTCACTATCATGCGCTACTAAAGGGAGTGGATAAAGATTGGTTAATTGATTGGATAAAACAAAATAAATCAATTCATCTAATGAACAAAGAACATAAAATCGTTAGCTCTGCGATAGTTGGAGGAACATTAAGTCAGGCCGTAGGAGCAGCGTTAGCAATAAAATTAAAATATAACCCCATTTTAAATGAATTAAAAAAATTAGGAGAACAAGGAAGAGAGACCGCAAGTTATTTAGAAAAACCACATGTATGGTGCTTTTGTGGAGACATGACTGCGAGTTTAGGAATATTCAAGGATTGTTTAAAATACTCTTATTTCAATGAGTTACCAATTCATTTTATTGTAGAAGACAATGGATTAAGTACAGACACACCAACCAAAGAAGCATGGGGATGTAAAATATCAGACTGGCATCTTGGGGATATAAAGGGATTTCCGCAAGTTAAAATTATAAAATATCAAAGAACATGGCCCCACTATGGTGCAGGAAAAATGGTGAATTTCACATGAAGTATTTAGAGGAATTAAACAAATCAATGCAATGGCTCGCCGAACAAGAATGTTATTTTATTGGACAATCTACAAGATATCCAGGAACAGGTTTGTATTGGACAATTAAAGATATACCAGAAAGACAAAGAATAGAATTGCCGGTGCAGGAAGATATGCAGATGGGCATGTCAATCGGGATGGCACTTGAAGGATTAAATGTAGTGAGCATTTATCCGAGAATGGATTTTCTTATCTTAGCATTAAATCAATTGGTAAATCATCTTGATAAAATTGAGGAAATGTCAGATGGTCAATTTAAACCGAGAGTAATAATCAGAACCGCAATCGGGTCTGTTAAACCACTATTCCCGGGACCGCAACATAACCAGGACATTTCAGAGGCATTAAAGTTAATGTGCAAGAATATAAACATTGTAAAATTAGATGATCCAACAAAAGTATTCGAAGAATATAAGAAAGCTTTTTATAATGAAAAGTCTACAATATTAATAGAGATTCCGGACTTATACAGCCAGGAATTAAGATCAGACAAAACATTTCAGGAGGCAAAAAATGAACGGAGTAGTAATTAAAAAAGCTCAAATAATCTCAGAGGATGATCGAAGGAGAATATTTTCAATTCTAAATGGTCAACTTTCAGTCAAAGACATTCATCTTTTAGAGATGAAAAAAGGAGACCAAATTTTAGGGAATCATAAACATTGGTACGCGGAAGTATGTTTTGTTTACAAAGGAAAGTGTCATTATTGGCTTAAGAACAAGGAAGGAGAAACTCTTGAAGTTGATATGGATGCAGGAGATATAATGTTTAGGGCCCCCGAGGTAACACATACTTGTTTATGTTCTGAAGATTGTGTATTAATAGATGGCGCACAGGAACCGTGGGTACATGAAGAATGGAATCATGTTAGAGAGGTTTTAAAATGATCACAATAAAAATGTACGAGGGGAAATGGGTCGTCGAAATAACAGGAGAATTATGGCGTTTTGATGATTTAAACGAGTTGCAAAAAAATTTAAAAGAAATACTGGAATTAAAAGATAAATTCGGGAGAATCAAATGAAAATATTTATAACAGGTCTTGGCGGATTTGTAGCAAGTCATCTTATTGATTTATGCTTAAAAAATGGTGATGAGATTTGTGGGAGTATCAGATGGTATGAAGACTTATATAGGCTTGGGCCATATCAGGACAAAGTAATTGCAAAATATGCTGATCTCAATGACCTTAGTAGTATCATACGTGCAATAGCCGATACAAAACCAGATGTAATAGCTCATCTGGGCGCACAATCGTGGGTGCCATTTAGTTTTAGTAACCCGATTGTAACACTGGAAACTAACACAATTGGCACCCTAAATCTCTTAGAGGCGGTCAGAATAATACATGACTATATCGATCCAGAATACAAACCGTTAATTCATATATGTTCAAGTTCAGAATTCTATGGCAAAGTAGAGCGAAAAGATTTACCAATCACGGAAATGCACCCAGCTAATCCAGGCAATCCATACGGGGTTGGGAAAGTTGGAGCTGATTATATATCTCAACTTTACAACAAGTATTATGGAATGAGAATAATAATCACAAGAATGTTTACTCATTGTGGGGTAGGCAGAACCATGATGAGCGCGGAAAATTATTACGCTCGTCAAATAGCATTAATCGAACAAGGAGCTGAACCAATAATAAAAATGGGAAACATGAAAAGCATTAGAACATGGGCCGATGTAAGAGATGCGGTTAAAGCATATTATGAACTTTACCTATATGGCAAACCTGGAGAGATCTATAATATATCCGGCGAAACAACAAAATCAATTCAAGAGGTTTTGGACTATCTTTTGAGTATTAGTAAAATTGATGTTTCGAAGATTAAATTTGTGGATGAACCAAAGTACCATCGAAAAATAGACGTGGATTTACAAGTAGTAGATATTAGTAAATTTAAGGAGGACATAAAATGGCGGCCGGAGATAACTTTCGAGCAGTTAATGCAGGATTTGCTCAACTTTTGGCGAGAAAAAGTCAAAACAAATCCTTACATCTGCGAAGTAAACTGAACATTTTAATTACTGGCGGAGAAGGATTAATAGGCAGAGAACTACAAGAAGTCTTGGAATTTGACGATTGCAAGGTTTATATTTTAGACATCAAAAATGGCCAAGACGTTATGAACTACGAAACATGTAAGCAATATTGCACCGGCATGGATCAGGTTTATCATTTATTCGGAATTAAGGGAAATCCTCATGTAACCAAGAACTACCCAGCAAGTTTTATGTTGCCTATGTTGCAAGGGGATACAAACATGATACGTGCAGCTGTTGAGTGCGGAGTAAAAACATTTCTTTATACATCAAGCATTGCTGTAGAGCACCCTCAGACTGATGAATATCCGGCATGGGCAAAGCAAACAGCAGAAAAATTAATTGACGCTTTAAGAATTCAGAAATGTAAAACTGAGTTCGTAATAGTAAGACCAAGTAACGTATACGGGCCGTATGATAATTTTGATAACAAACATGCTATGGTTATTACCTCCTTGGTTAAACAAGCTGTAGATAAAGGAAAGATAACTCAAATTGGAAAGGGAGATAATATCCGAGATTTTATTCATGCAAGAGATGTTGCAATGGGTATGAAAAAAGCCATGACAGAAAGACCAATTTATCCGGTTAATTTATGCTCGGGCGATGGAGTATCAATAGCCAAGATCATTGAATTAGTCGCTAAAGAGTCAAATGCTCAAATAGAAAAGTTGGACTCAGATGAATATCATGGAGACAAGGTCAGGGTAATGAAGCAAAATTGGGAATTTAAACCAATGATTCAAATAGGCAAAGGGATAAGGGAGGTGGTTAATGCTTACCGTAATTCTACCGACCAAAGATAATATCACTCCGTTACATGAGGCGATTAGTTCTTTTTTTAGTAGTACAATCGATCGAGACTTTAAATTTGTGGTTGCATATAACTTTGAAAATAAGCAAATAACAGAAGTTTTAGAGTCCTTTCCATTCAAAATAGATCGCGTTCATTATACGGGAGAGAACAACATAGGGTGCTACAATAGAATAATGCGAGAAAATCCAGGAGATTTCTTATTAATCCATGACGACATGTCCTTTAAACAATTATTTATGTTTGATTGGCTGCAAAGTATGAAATCAAATTCTAAAAATGAAACAATCGGATTAATGACAATGATCGGAGGAGTTGGAACATCTGGAGATGATTATGTGAATGGGTTAAAATATGTTGGATCGTGGTTTATGTATATCCCTGAACATACTGTGAAAGAAGTTGGTTATTTTGATGATACGATGAGAATTGGCGAGGATATAGATTATGCGTATAGAGTAAATAAAACAGGAAAAAAAATAATCATAATGCCCTTTTGGCATGAACATCATCAAACCAGAGAAACACCCCATTTACCACAAACAGAAGAAATAAAAAAGGAGGCTGCGTTATACTTTAAGAAAAAACATGGCTTTTCATAAAATAGCAATACTGATTAATGTAAGAGATCGTCCAACTGAACTTTCACTATTACTTCAAAGTTTAAGAACCCAAACAAGGCAAGACTTTGATGTATTTATCCTCGATGACCAGTCGGGTACGCCATTGACTAATTATCATTTCTTTCATTGTATCACCATGAGGATGAGACTTGAAAATCATAAAATATTCTTAAGAGGCACAGATTTCCCTCATGGAGTTAGTAAGGCAAGACAGGCCATAGTAGACTGGGCACTTGAAGATGATTATGAATATTTCTTAAGAGTAGACGATGATGTTATCCTTGAGCCAGATTATTTAGAACAATTATTTGAAGTTTTAAACGAGGGTTATGATATTGCGAGCGGAGTAACAGTACCAATGACTGGGCCAATTCTAAAAAGAGAAACAAAAAACGTAGGATCTGTCATAAACAAAGTAATTCTCGATGAAAACGGGAATTATATTTTTAATGGAGATGATTGCGGATGTGAATACTTAGACAAAAAGATCATGCCGGCACACCATTTTAGAAGCTGTGCACTGATGAAGAGATCCGTAATGGAAAAAATAAAATATGTACCAACACCACTTTCGACACATGGTTTTAGAGAGGAACAAATATTCTCATACAAGGCGCAAATTGATGGATTAAAAATTGGGGTAAACACGAAGGCAGTAAACTATCATCAAATGACTCCAAGCGGAGGGGAAAGATTTCCAAATCAAGTTGATTTAACCAAATTTAATCAAGAGCAATTCGAAAAATGGACAATCGAAAACAAAGACAAATTATTAAAGATCTTTCCGTTTGAGGAATTAACTAAACAAGAATTAATGAAGGAGACTAATCTATGCAGATTGCGTTAATTGGAACAATTATTGGAAGTACAGGGTACGATATTCATACTCGAAACTTAGCTAACGCCTTAAACAAGATTATTCCAGTTAGACTAATTACTGGAATTCCTCCCGGAATGAATCTCAATCTAACCGATTCAGAACTTGGAATGTTAAAAAGACCTCAAATAAAGGATGAAGTAAATCTTATTATAACACATCCAATGCATTGGAAACTTAATCTCGGAAAAAGAAATTTTGTGTATTTGATATGGGAGGGCGACTCGGTACCCAAACATATAGCCAATGAATGTGCTAATCCAGAAATTGAAAAAATCATTGTACCCAGTAACCATGTTAAGGATGCATTAATAAAATCAGCTGATACGATTCAATTTGCCGATATTTTTGATAAAGTTGTAGTTGTACCGCATGGAATTAATCCCGAATTATTTAAACCAGAAGTAAAGCCAAAGAAATGTGTTTTCCTGGCGAATAAGGGATTTAGAAATTTAGAAGATCGTGGCGGGATTCAGTATTTGATCAAGGCATATCTGGAGGAGTTTACAAACAAGGACCCGGTAGAATTAATCATTAAAATAAATCCCGCGTATGGAATAATAAACTTTCAAGAAGTACTAAAGGATTCATTTTTCCCTCAAAAGACGAATTCTGCGCCAATTCACATAGATGTGGGACTTTACGACTATGAAAAATTACCTCAACTATACAACAAAGCGACCGTGTTTGTAAGCCCAACCAGGGCAGAGGCCTTTAATATCCCATGCTTGGAGGCAATGGGGTGCGGTTTACCAGTAATTACAACGAACTTTGGAGGCCAAACGGACTATGTAAATGACAAGAACGGATGGATAGTCGGAGGAGAATTAACTGAAATTAAACACGAATTACAGTATGAAGGTACCAAATGGCTTACTCCGGATATATCCGAGCTAAGAAACGCGCTCAGACAAGCCCTGAACAAGCCAGACGAGGTCTTTTCTAAGGGGATGAGGGCCAATTTAGACGCGCAAAGTTATACATGGGATAAATCAGCCAGATTAATTAGGGAGTTAATATGAGGAGATACATTGAAATACTGATCGAAGAAAAAGTATATAATCGGCTTTTAGAACTTTGCGAGATAATGGAGCTTGACTTAGATGAACTGATCGGATCATTGGCCAAAGAATTTATAGATAAAAATAAAGAAATATACGAATAGCAACATTTAAATAATCTAATTAATTAATTATAATGCCTAAAGGTTAATACCTGAAAGGAGGAATAAACGCAATGGTAGGAGAAAAAACAATCATAATTAACTTCACGTTAAAAAGCATTAGTCCATTAAAAATGGATAAATGGGTTGATGGTACTCAGCCAAAAAACGAAGAGGGATATAAAAAACAAGCCGAAGAGAAAGTTTACAAAGATGACAAAGGGAATATTGTTATTCCCGCAAGTGCTGTGAAAGCATGTATGAAATACGCTTCTTCCGAAATTGGTAAAAGAACAGATGCAAAACGTAATAGACAAACAATCCAGGCCTCTGTATTTATCGAAAGCGATTTGTCATTAGAAAGAAAGAATCATGACGGGATCGTTAGAGATATCGTAACCAGAGGACAAGGATCAAAAGTCACAAGAGTCCCTTCGTTTAGACCAATTATAAAGAGTTGGTCAGCAAAAGGAAAAATGCATCTTTTTGGCGTACCTGATGCATTTGTCAAAGAATGCTTAGAACTTGGAGGATTAAGATTCGGTTTGCTTTCGCATAGGCCAGAATTTGGTAGATTCGTAATCGAGCGTTGGGAGATAACAAAATGAAAATAGACAAAGAAGAAATCCAACAACTCGGTTTGAATGCAATCAAAGAGTATTTCAATTTGGATCCTGCTTCGTTAGATAAAGAGTTTCTTGTGCATTTACACAACAAGGCAAAACTTGGAATGCAATTCGAAAGAGAAATGAATCTAACAAGGAGAGCAGTTGAAATGAATTATCTAAGAGTATTCAAATCAATAGCCGAGGACAAAAAAGAATTCAAACAATACATTAAGAAGGCAATGCCTAAGTATTACCCAATCTAAAAAAGCAAACATTTAAATTTTCATTTATTTTCATTTTATACACGGTTATATCGGGTTTGGCGAGTTATGTCATCGTAGGGTTCTGTGAGGCGAGGTATTAACAAATCATAATCCTGTGACATTGTCGGGCGCGTTAGAGTCTATTCAGGCATGGTTAGGTGCGGTAAAATGGAGACACAATCCAAAAATCATATTCGATAAATCCGGTAAGGCAAGGCGCAGCTGGGTTCGTTGGTATAAGGTTCGGTCCGGTAAGATAAGGTATTAAATAAATCATAATCAATAATGCAAGGGAAGATAAGATAGGGCAGGTTAAGGTTCAGTAAGGTAAGGCAACGTTGGGTGCGTTAAGGTAAAACAAATCATACTCAATGAAATTCAATATGGTAGGGTTTGGTACCTTTTGGTTTGGTTTCGTAAGGTTCGGTATTATTTGGTATATACTAATCATACTCCTACCAAGGAAATACTGTAAGGTGAGATAGGATCAGATTTGGTATCGTGGGCTGCCTTAAGTTAGTCTGTGTTAAGGTCTGGTGTTAAATAAATAATCATAATCTCCTTGTAGAGAAATAAGGTAAAGCTGGGTTTGATTGGGTCCGGTGGAATTCGGTCAGGTAAGGTTCTGTAACAGAAACATTTAAATAGTTAATTATTTAATTAATTTAATGGCAAAGAGGTTAACAGACGCACGAATGGCGATAACTCAAAAGACGGTAGGATTTTATTCATACCAAAGAGAATTTTTTATCAAATATCCTGACTTCAAACCAGACAGATATTGTCGCATTGCAATCGACGAGCAAATTAAATTGATTGATCCGGAGATGATCCCATATGAAAAGGCAACTAACTAAACAGGAAAAAGAAATGACCAATAAGGTAATAATCAAGCAAGAGGAAACTCTTAAAGATCTAAAGGAAGCATTAGAAATGAAAAAGATTTTGGTAGATAAAATTTTACCGTATAATCGTCGAATGGAAGACAAGCATAACAATCAGGAGTTGGACATTTTGCAGGAAAAAATAAAGGAAACACGATGGGCGATTGATAGTGCTAAGGAGCAACTATTGCACGGTGTAGAATCTAAAAAGGTGGCGGGTGTAGAATGAAAGACAAATACTGGAATATATTCGGAAAGATAATCGGTAAGGTAATTGCGGGATTAGTATTTCTGTCTGTGATTTTATTTTTGGTTTGGTTAATTAAATTTTTCATAATTAAGATCTTGTAAGGAGGGACAATGACAATTGAACGAATGCCAACACCGGAAGAATTTAAGGACTTTACTCCGATTGGAATAGGCCGAAAAATTCCAGCAAAGGAGAAATTTATTCAAAAAATGACTGAATTTTCTGAAAAGATCAAGCGGCAAGGAAAACCATTCTGTGATAAAGCGGCTTTAGATGAGTGGGCCCGTAAGCAACGAGACGAAATAGAATCTCAAACCAGGCAGTACGGATTTATAACAAGGGAACCCGACCCTGAAATTGATTTTTCAAAGTACTGTGATCTGAATAATTTCACGATGGAACCAAACGCTGAAGATCCAACACTAAACTTCACAGGGGAAGAATATGATCCAACATTTTCGAAGAAACACAATAAAGAAGCAAAATTGAAATACCGAATTTATAGGTTCAAGGGATACGAATCATACAAATACAGGGTAATGGAACCAACTTATGGTGCTTGGGATAAAGATATTCAAAAGATGTCCGAAGTGTCAGACGCAAAGCAAAAAAAAGCTTAAACAGGGACCAATAGGTCTGTGCTGTTTAAAATGCGGCTATACTTGGAAACCTGAAAGGAGGGAACATGGATAAATATGTATCGCAGATAAAATGCAAAAACTGTAAAACCTTTAGCTGGCATCAGATAGACAAAGGAGTAACAGTCAAAGAATATCTTAAGGAAAAAATTTGTGAAAATTGCGAAAATCCATTCATAGACGATGAATAAGTGTGGAAGTAAAAAGGGAGGCAAAAGAAAGTGAAAGTCGAAGAGATCCCATTAAGTGAAATAATCCCTTATGAAAAAAACCCGCGACATAATGAAAAAGCGGTTGATGTAGTTGCTAAATCCATTAAGGAATTTGGATTTAAGGTGCCAATCATTCTGGACGCGCATAATGTAATCATCGCAGGCCATACAAGACTCAAAGCAGCAATTAAACTCGGATTACAAACAGCACCAGTATTATGGGCAGATGACTTAACTCCCGAACAAGTAAAAGCATTTAGGATCATGGACAACAAAACACACGAATACTCAACATGGGATTTCGACAAACTTAAATTGGAACTTGGAGACTTAAAAGAATTTGGCATGGCAGAATTAAGCGGATTTTCAGAAGCGGAATTAAACAAACTTATCCCGCAAGAATTCGCAAATGAAATCTTGCCGGATTCAACCAAACCAAAATACGAAATACAAACTGGAGAAATATGGCAATTAGGCAACCATAAATTAATGTGTGGAGACTGTACAACTGAAGGCGTAAATAAGCTCTTTGGGGAGAAGGTAATTAATATGATTCTGTCGGATCCACCGTATGGGGTAGACTATTCGGCTAAAAACGAATTTCTAAATTCTATTGCCAAGGGTAACAGAAATCAAACACCAATCGAAGGGGATAAAGATGTTGAAATCAGAGTCCTAATATCCGACTTTCTAAAAAAAGCCAAATTAGCCGAACAAAATACAATTTACATTTTCACCTCTGGCAAAAATATAGCTTCTGTGATATATGGATTCGAAGACGCAAACTGTCATTACAGTCAGGATTTAAAATGGATAAAAAATAATCACGTGCTTGGCAGATTAGATTATAACCCAAAAAGTGAGAATATACTTTATGGGTGGAAAGGCAAACACGAGTTTTATGGAGGATTCCAGACAGATGTCCTCTTTTTCGATAAACCGAATAACTCCGATTTACATCCCACAATGAAACCCATTAATCTATTAAGCGAACTATTAAAGCATGGTAGTAGAGAAAATGGGATAGTATACGACGGGTTTGGTGGTTCTGGTAGCACCTTAATTGCATGCGAACAAACAAACAGAATATGCTTTATGATGGAAATAGATCCAAAATATTGTTCGGTAATAATAGAAAGATGGGAAAATTTAACTGGTAAAAAAGCGGAGAAAATTCAATAAATTCAACATGGATGGATACAAAGTAAAAACAAAGGCCTTTTTGAAGCATGTCAAAAATAGCGGAGGAATTTTAACAATCATAGCTAAAAGGATGGGTGTAGATAGAAGTACATTATTTTATTGGTTAAACAGAAACCCAACATTTTGGGAATATGTATTCCAGGAAAGAGAACAAATAGTGGACATCGCAGAATCAAAATTAATAAACAAATTAAATAGTGATGAAGACTGGGCAATTAAATTTATACTCGGATCAACAAACCGTGGCAAAAGAAGAGGGTACTCCTCTGAATACTCAATTGATAATAAGGAAGGACCATCTTACATATTCGAGGTGATTAATCCAAATGGCCCGACACATCAAGTGGACTCCCAGCCAAAGGCAACTTGAAGCATTTAGTTATTTAACAGACCACAAAACTACTGAGGTTTTTTATGGGGGCGGTGCCGGCGGAGGCAAATCGTATTTAGGTTGTGTATGGTTAATTTATTGTTGTTTAGCATACCCCGGAACAAGGTACCTTATGGGAAGAGCTATTCTTAAAACGCTTAAAGAATCTACACTTTTAACATTTTTCAGGATATGCAAGGATTTTGGATTAAAAAAGGATACAGATTTTAAGTATAACTCGATAGAGGGTAGAATAACACTCACAAACGGATCTGAGATTTTTCTTAAAGACCTTTTTCTTTATCCGAGTGATCCTGAGTTTGATAGTTTAGGCTCGACTGAATACACGGGGGCATTCGTGGATGAGGTGTCAGAAATTACGGAAAAAGCTAAAAATATTGTAATGTCAAGACTAAGATATAAGTTAGACGAATTCAAAATAATACCTAAACTTCTTTTAGCATCTAATCCATCTAAAAACTTTGCATATAGAGAATATTGGAAACCGTGGATGGAGAATCGATTGCCAGAGTACAGAAAATTTATTCCTGCGCTTGTAGGAGACAACCCGCATATCTCCAAATTTTACGCTGAAAACTTAAAAAAACTCGATGAAAACTCAAAGCAAAGACTTTTATTTGGTAATTGGAATTACGACGATGACCCTACAAGACTTTTTGATTACAGTAAAATAATGGCCATCTTTGAAAACGAATACAGTGCGCGGACTAAAGATGAAAAATACTTGAGCGTTGACGTGGCCAGATTTGGTTCAGACAAAACGGTTATAGTGCAATGGCACGGATTTAACATAACAAACATCAAAGTATACGAAAAGAAAAGTACAAAAGAAATTCGAGAGATTTTAGAAAGTATTTCATATTACGAGCACATCCCAAAGTTTAACATTATCATTGACGAGGATGGAATAGGCGGAGGGATAGTAGACGAAATGAAAGGCGTAAGAGGATTTATTAACAATGCAACCCCAATTGAACTAAAACAACCGCCAACCAGCTACACTAAACCGCCCAAACATAACTTTGCAAACCTGAAATCACAATGTTATTTTTATCTTGCAAATTTAATGAATGAAGGAAAGATCACATGCTTTAAGGAGATAAATCCAGAAATTAAAGACTTTTTGATTGCAGATCTACAGCAAATCAAAGTAAAAAACATTGAAAAGGACGGAAAAATAGCAGTAACGCCTAAGGACGAGATAAAGGAAAGCCTTGGAAGAAGCCCAGACTTTTCAGACGCAGTTATGATGAGAATTTTCTTTGAACTAAAGGGAGAATATAAGCCATTTCTATCTGGTTTGCCTAAGCGTTATATATAGCATAGGTTAATATTTAATAAGTTTAAATTAATTTAATATGAATGGACATCCAGACAAAAGGATATTTTGCGCCAGTAATTCAAAAGCAGGAAAAAGAATTAGAAGAACTATTTAAAGGAACAGTTCAGGATGAAAAGATTAAATTTCCCAAAGAACTTGGTGTGGCACACCCATTCGACTTTGAAACATGCGAAAAGGTTGCAAACAAAATAAGTATAGTTTCTGGGATAATTGGAAAATATGTTGATCACATTGTTGGGGAATATTCTGTAAAAATAAAGAATCAAAACGCTCAAAAAATAATTGAAAAGTTTAATAAAAACAGTCAAATTACAGTTCATCTGCGAGAGTGGATAAGGGACGGATTTGTAAAGGGAAATGGTTTTCTTGAAATAGATTTAGAAAATGAAAAAGTCGTAACAAGAAATGCAAACAATATTTATATTGATAGAGATGAACAGGCGAATGTTAAAATGTATAATCAGCTCGTAGGTAAAATGCAGCCGGGCAAAATCAAAATAAATCAAATTCCGCCAGATAGAATGGCGCATTTAAAGATCAATCCGTTACCAGAGGGAGCTTATGGTTATGGGATTGTTTATCCAAATGAGAGAGCAATTGAAACGATGGTTCAGCACATACAAGACCATACCAAACTTTTATCCAGAAAGGCCGGAATGCCAATGCATGTTAAGATTGGGGTACCAGGCGAAATGACTAATCCATCAGTAGTTCAACAAGCTAAAGTAGATCTGCAATACATGACTAACTCCACAGAATGGGTAACCGATTCAAATGTTGACATGAAAGTTATAGACTTCCAGGGAATTAATGAAAATATCTTAAAGGGATTTGAGAATGATTTGCTTAATGTAATGGCCGGCATGGAGTGTCCAGAGGTGTTAATTGGATCAGGTCAACTTAACGAGGGAATAGCCAAAGTACAATTAGAAGGATGGCAGCGAAAGATTGCCGCAATTCAAGAGCAAATAGAATTTTTAATTGAGGAAAAAATTTACAAACCAATACTATTAAAAAATAAATTTCAATTAGATGTGGAGTTTAGTTGGAATCTTCCAGGAGAGGAGGAAATAAATAATCGCGTAAAGACAATCACAGAACTAATAAAATCTCCGTTTATTAGTCTGCAAATGAGAGCGGCCTTAGAAATTGAATTGGCTTTATTATTAAATATCGATGGTTTAAGCGATATTTTGACTCAACCTGAAAAGGCCAAACAAGCAAATAGTGAACGAGAAGAAGAAGAAAACGAAATACCGCAACCTGAAGTACCCGGTGCAAAGCCTAACGCACAAGAACACTTACACGAAAGTCTATCGGACATGACCGTTCAAGAGTTTGTTAACCTTCAAGAAGCACGCGGGTTTAGTTATACTGATTATTTGATCAGGATATTGCAAAGATTGAACATAGACACATTCGCATTGCTAAGGGCGCTAAACGATCAGGAAGTTGAGAACGGACTGCTTGATGACACTGAAATTGAAAGATTAAGAACAGTTCTCAAGGAAGGATTTAAGAATAATAAAACAATAAGTCAAATCGAGCAAGACATCGAAGCCAATTTAGATCTAAGGGACAGAGTAGTTCAAGATAAAGTAGTGGTCGCAAAGGAAAACAGGGCGAATATGATCGCTCGAACAGAAACAGTCAGATTAGCTAATTTAGGATTAGTCGATCTGTATAAGCAGAATAAAATAGACCAAGTGAGATTTTTAGCTGCATTAAGCGATAGAACTTGTCCAACGTGTGAAAATCTAAATGGGCAAGTATTCAACATGAATGAACTACAAGTCGGAAATAATCAACCGCCAATACATCCAGACTGTAGGTGTACATTGGTAGGAGTAATTTAATGGAAGCAGGAATATATATGGTTAACGGGGAACCGCAAGTCATTGGAAAACCCAAATGTCATAATTATGAAAATTGTCGAAATGAAGCAATAGGTTTAGTTGGGAAGATGTGGCTGTGTGGGAATTGTATAGTTAAATTGCAGAATAAATTGGATAAATTAAAGGAGGACTTAGTTTTAGAAGAATGATAATCATAGATCCTCAAACAAGACAAAGAGTAGTTACAATGCCTCATGTGGGAGATATAACTTATAATCTGAACGGAGATTCGGCAATTGCAGAGGAAACATTGCCTTTAATTGGACCATGGAATGATTATACTGGAAGTGATTACTCAGTCAATTCAAGAAGTTTACAACAATTTGCAGGGAATGAAAATCTTCTATTTGGAACGGATGTTGCACTTGAGGGCGCTAAAATTAATGATTTAACGGACTCTGGAGATCGAAAAAAAACAACTCGCTCAAGGATCAAAAAGAGATACGTTAGAATTGAAAATGGAAAAGCAGTTTGTTTTGAATAGTGAGTCTGGAACTAATTTACTTGAAACAACAAAAGTAAACGGAGTTTTAGACTCGATAGTCATCGAATCGCCAACAATAATGAAAGTAGTGATCGAAAGCGAATTAGGATATGTTCTTTTTAATAATCATGAAGTATTTGGAACGAATTATTTTGCGCTGAGAGTTAGACCAATAGATAACAAGGGCCACGGTTGGAACTACTCAAGTGCAAAATATCGGTTAAACGAAAAACTCAGAATTGCCATTTTTGGTCAAGCTAATCAGCAAGTGAAACTAATTTTCAGATTCGAATGAATATATAATAAGCTACTTAATGTTTAAATATTTGAAAGTTAATAACTTAATATGTCAATGTTAATATCAAACAGTAAAGAATCAAAAATCGGACAGGTAAAACAAAAAAATCAAATGCATAATTTAAATTTAACATATAATGTACCATTCACGGAGTTAAACCAAGATGTCTCTGATAATTTCATCATTCAGGGTGTGGCGATATCTGCGACCACTACTGGTAATAATCATAAATTTCTTCCAGAAGAGTTAAGAATGTCTGCTGGAAGTCTGAAAGGCGTACCTCTTCTACTTGACCATAGAAACGAAGCAATGAACATCAGGGGCAGAGTAATTGAATCTGGTTATGATGAGAATAATATGAATATTCCATTTGCGGCACGAGTAATAGACAAAGAAATCCAAAGAATGATAAAGGATGGTAGGATTAATTCGGTATCGGTGGGTGCGCAGGTCAAGGAAATCGACGAGGAAGAAGGGGTGCTTATACCCAAGGGAATTACATTTAAGGAATTAAGTTTGGTAGCTGTCCCGGCAGATCCAAACGCAACATTCAACACAGCATTGACTGAGGCCTGGAATAGTAATACAAAGATAGAAGAGCCAGTATTACACGTAGAATCAAATTCAAATTTACTGAAAGGAGGTCAAATGGAAGAAACTCAAGAAGTCTCAAAGGTTGAAAAAATCAATGAGAAAGAAGAACTCGAATCTTTGAAGAAACAACTTGCTGAATACAAGGCTAAGGAAAGAAAGACTCTTGAAGAGAAATATGTTGAAGCATGCAAGGAAAAGAATGTCAAGTCAATTGACGTAAAATCCTTAAATGATTTGGCATTGAATGCTCTGATTGAGCAAGTCAATAGCATTGTAATCGAGAAGGTTGAGGTTAAACCTACAATCAAAGAAGTAGAAGTCGAAAAAGTTCTTGAGGGTAAACGCAAGATCGTTGAAGGGCGAGGATCTCTTCGCGGTGGAGCCTTCTGGATTGAATAATGGTAAGTGCAAGTCAACAGTCAAACCCGTTGGGTGCAGTTATTGTATTCGATGGAGGTAATCCGAAGACATTCACAGCTAAAGTTCTAAGCGAAACATTATCAGGTGGAGCATTGGTTCACACATCTGGAACAACAAATGATGTTGGTTCGGATATTGCGAGCTATACATCATCAGACCTTTTAATTGTTGGAGCGCAAGATGCTACAAGATTCAATGGTATTACTCTACTTAATGCAGGTTCTAATGAATGGACCACAGTGGCAACAAGAGGTGCATATCTTATGAGGTGTGCTGGTATTGTGTCTGGTGGAGCATTGGTTCAGCATAATGCATCAGGTAACGTATTAAACTGGGTTGGAAATACATCCGGTACAAGCGTAATTGAGAATACTATTGTCGGAAGAGCAATGACTACTTCAGCATCGGGAACTAACGCTTATGCGTTGATCAATTTGTTAGGATAATGGCATTTCAAAAAATACAGGAATACATCAATACAGATGATGGAACTCCTGGAACACTTTTAATCCCCAAGCTTATTTTACCACAATTGGTAGAGGAAGTTGAAAGAGCACTAATTCCAAGAGAATTAGCTGCAATGGTATTAAGAGGATTTCAAGGATCAACTATATCTGTAAATCTTGAAACACCAGGTACCTTAAACGTGCAGGTAGTATCAGAGGGAGCAGAAATTCCTCTTGATAATCTTCAATTTTCTGCTGTGACATTTAACCCAGTCAAATATGGTGTATCAGTTAAGATAACCAGAGAAATGATGGAAGATTCACAGTTTGATTTGATGCAGCGAAATATTGCTGCTGTAGGAAGAAGATTTGCTGAAAACGAAACAAAGTTGATCGTATTAGCATTGGATGGTGCGGCTGCGACTACTGCTGGAGGTGCTGCTATAACAATAGCAAACATCACAGAGAGTATGCAAGATCTTGACGATGGTGATTATACGCCAACCGATATACTTGTCGGAACTGAAGTATTGAATGATCTTAGAAACATTGATACTTTTGTTGAAGCAAATAAGGTTGGTAACACTGAAATGTTGCAAAGAGGGTTTTTAGGAACACTCTATGGAATGAATGTAGTTAAGCTATCTGGTTCAACTACTGCATTGCCAAGCGCAACATACAGAAAGTATGCATACGTCATCGATAGAACACAAGCATACGGTGTTGCAATTAAGAGAGATATCACAGTGGAAAACTTTGATATGCCTACTTTTGATATGCAAGGAGCAGCGATTACCCAAAGAATAGATGTACAACTACTTAGAAGTGCAGCTGTTTCAAAGATTACAACTACATAAAAATTCTTTTTTATTTTTTTATTTTTCGTTAACTAAACTGAAAGGAGATAAATGGTAACACAAGCAGGAAGCCTTATAGGACTGATAGACGGAATAAACCGAAGTGTTGGTACCTCCGGATTAAGTTACGGGGGGATCATGTATCACAGAGGTAGTCCGGCTGATATTCTGACCGCCAACAATGGAAGCGATGTAGTTTTAGACATCGTAAACAAAAACTATTACATGGCGTTAGGTCAGGGAGGCAGCACATGGATACGTCTTGTATCTGGAACATAAGGTTAAATACGCCGAAGAGCAGACCGAAAGGTGATAAGGATGATTAAATATAAAATTTTTTCTCAATCAATAGTCAATGAAAGGAGGCAAAATGGTTAGAGAAAATAGAATTAAAGAATATCGCTTTACGACGACAGAAATAACTGCAAGTGCCGGCGAAATTATTTCAGCAGTTTCAAACCACGTTTTGAATGGTACAGTTCAGAAGGTCGAAATTTTAGCAAATAATTATACTACAAATGGTAGTATTTACTTATTTGTCAGCGGAACTAATGAATTAATTTGGAGTAGAAATGGAACGGCCACAACAAGCGGAGCATTTTATCCGCATGTTTTTACAGTAGACCAAACAAATGTTACTGGTAGTCCTTATGTGATTACACAAAGAGTGATTAATTCTCCAGTTTATGTCGGTGGAAGCGGATTAGGTGCTGGAACGTCTGGACTTGGAATAAATATCATTTATATTTAACATGGCATTAGACACAATTGGAAGTATCGCCGGGCACATAGCAAGAAGCTTTGTTTTACCTGCTGGAATAAGTGGTAACTTGGTTGAAATTGTAGATATAGCCAGGATTGAAGCTCAAAATTTTACAGGTTATTCAATTGGAGCGGACTCAATTGATGAAAAATTTCAAGGCGCGATTACTAACTTAGCAAAGGCACAAGCAATCGAAGAATCATTTGCCTGGGCAAGTACACTTGGAGTTTCCGGTGGAGCATTAGTAGCCGGAGGGATATCTGGCGGGCAAGATGTAAAACTTGCAGACTTGGAAGTATCAGAGTCTGGAAGAAGTCAAGAAGCCGAGGCATTGGATGCATTATCACAATTAAGTAAGGAAACACCCAAACAGATTAGAGAGTTAGCCATAAATTCATTAAAAACAATTGGGCGAAATGTTCAATTTGTTAGGAGTTTAAGTTGATATTAACCGGTCAAAAAAGTGATTTTAGCTTAGAGTCAAGCAAAACACCTATTGTGAAATCTAAACACGATATAAACTATATTTCTCCTGCCGATTTAAGCGGATGCATTGCATATTGGGATTTTAATGAGTACATTGATTTAAACAGCGGTTTTTTAAAGAATATTACAAATTTTTCAACTGAATATTCGAACTTTCAGCAAAGAGGTAATAGACCTGTTGATATTTCACTTCAGAATGGATCCGTTTTATGGTTAAAATTTAATTTAGCAAGCGGCGCAGCGCAAGACTCGTGCGGTGTTTTAAATAATCAATTTGACAAAGACTTAAATGATATATATGCATCGGGTTGGGATGGGTTCATATTTGATCTTTATCTATCTGGGAATACATATGCTATTTCTGCGTCCAATACAGACTTTATTACTTATCTTGGAAGTGATCTAAGGGTTGGAGGTTTTACAAATTCCGCAGCATCATGGGCACACAATAGAAACCAACTTCCAACTACAGGATATCTTAATCCAGCAAGTATGTTTCAATTTATGCAGGCAAAAACAAATAACCCAAATGAATGGATTGGTAGTTACGCCGATGAAATAGCATTCATTTTTGAAGCTTCTGGACTAACAGGAAGTGCTATAATAGGAATAGGTGACCTAAAGGCATATAAAAGTCCAACTGCATACGATAAAGTTAATGGCCTACCGTTTAAAAGTCTTAATGTCGTTTCATGTGATGGATCAAACGGCAGAGGATTAGACTTTGATTCCGGAATAGGCACTTGTATTTTATCTGGTGAGATTCTAAAGAACATAACAAATCAATGGACTGTGTCTTACTGGTTGCAAACAAAAAATGCTGGCGGGCTCGTTATTGCTGGCGGAAGTTCCGGGGTTTATGAAACAATCAGAATGGACAATGGAGCAACATCATGCAATGTTCAATTATCCAGCGGTACATCGTATAGAGAAAGTATTCAAAATCTGTACTATCGTGCAGATTTAGGATCACCAGATTTTGATTTATATCAACATAATGCATTCACTTACAAGAACGGTTCATTAAATTATTATTTTAATGGTGGATTAAGAGACACGAGAACTACAACATTTCAAGCCGTAAACCCAAATGGATTTTATGTTTTAGGCAGACGAGGTTATTTTTCAGAAAGCAAATCGTATTTTTGGCTTGATGATTTAGCCTTTTTTGATAGGGAATTAAATATCGACGAGATTGGTAGTTTAGCAAGATTTTCAAGAATTAAACCAATAACAATAATCGCAAAGGAGGAAACATGACTGACATATTTGAAATAAAGAGAAACGATACAAAGCCGTATTTGAGTGTGACTCTTCAATATGCTAATGGGTCTGCAGTAGACTTAACTGGAGGCAGTGTTCTCTTTAATTTAGCAAGAAATGATAATACTTACGCAACAGTTTTTAGCGGACTTTGTGTGATCACTGGTAGTTTGACCGGCGAATGTGAGTATCAATGGACTGCGTCAAACACAAACAGATCTGGTTTGTACTTGGGAGAATTTCAAATCAATTTAAGCGGCGGGAAAATTATGACATTGCCAAGTGATCATAGCTTGTTAATTAAAATAAACGAGGATTACGCATGATAAAGGATAAACTCTTAACTGGAATTGGAAGTATAATTAAAGAAGCTGGGAAGGTTATTAAAGTTAGTTATTACAACTCAACATTTGATCCAGTGTATGATGATTCAATAATTTTAACATACTCCGGCGCAACATGGACCAGTGGGATAGTCTTACCAATAAAACTTGGTGCAAATGAATCTGTTTTAATGGAGCAAGGAAAATTACTTGATTCAGATCAAACGCTGTATATGGATGCGAATATCCCGCTTACTGGAAGTGAGATGATAATTAAAATAGGGTTGGGAAGTCCAGTAACAGAAAACTATCAGGTTTTAGACCTAATCCAAACAGCCCAAGTTTCAAACACCGGGATATACAAAAAGGCGTATATCAGAAGAATGACAACAGGGAGTTTGTATGGAGAATGAGCGTTAAGGTAACGGTCGAAGGAGTACCCGAAGCAATAGAATACTTAAAGAAATCACAAAAAAACGCAGAAGAAAAAATTAAGATCTCGATGTCAAAGTCAGCGATATTTATACAGGGAGAGGTTAAATCGAGTATTGCTGGTCAAAGAGCAGAACCAACAAGCGTGGATACTGGAAGATTTCTTAACAGTGTAGACTTTAAGGTTGGAGACGAGGACGCAGTTATTTTCACCATGGTACCATACGCTAAGTTCTTAGAATGGGGAACAACCAGACTTAATCCGCGAAGGCACTTTAACAATTCCAAAGATAGAAACAAAGAAAAGATAGTACAGATATTTCAGGCAGAGATAAACAATATATAAACATCTACTTAATGATTAAATACTTAATTTGATTACTAAAATTACCAAGCGAGGAATTAAGCCAAAGCGATGGCAAGCAGAACAACACTAATCAGGGATTTACTATTCTTTTTGAAGAATACAATTAGTCAGAACATTGAAGATCCAATCTCAAGTTCAAGACCTCCTAAATCTGCTTTTGTTTTGACATCTTATCCGTCAAGACCGCCTGCATATCCAATAATCACTCTTAAAGTTACGAACCTTGAAGCTCGAAGAGTTGGTCTCGCAACAAATGATGCAAATATTACTCTGTCGGTTGAAATCAGAATTTGGGCGAGAAACGAATTAGAAAAAGATGCAATTTACACGCAACTGCTTGATACATTATTCAACGAACAATATTCATCAAACGGAAGCATCAATAATGATTTTCACGATTTCAATGTCACCAGTTCAGTCGAAGTCGATGAACCTGGAGACGTAGGAATTAAATCAAGAATCATGCAATGTTATTACAGATTCTTTAAAAATACATGAAAGGAGGGATAAATGGGAAGATACACATCAGACGATAACACGGTTATATTAAAGCACGAGTCTGGGACGTATGCGATTGCGTCAGGTAATGGATACTGGATTGGATTGATTGAAGAAAACTCGATCAATGATAATGAATCTTATTCAAAGTATCGTTACGTTGGAACTGGTAGTCGTACCGCAGTTACTTGGGAACAAGGAAACAACATGGTAGACGGAACTCTTACTTATAGAGTTCAGGACTGGAGATTACCATTTTGGTGTATTGGATCAACATTTGATACTTCTGGAACAAACTGTACTCATACAGCAACAGAAATATTAACTGGCGGAAATCAGTCGCCATTTACATCAGGACCTTTAAATCCACCAATTAGCTTTACGCTTGAAGATGCAAAGAAAACATACGGAACAAACGATAACTTTATCAGAACAGTAGTCGGGTGCATTCCTAATTCATGTACAATAAACATGAACCAGGGAGAAAGAATAACGTGCGAGTTATCATACATTGGGCAATCGTCTAATTTTAGTTCAGGTACAGCAACATCAGTTACAGCACTTAGCGGATTGTCTTATCAATGGGGTGGTGTTTCTATCACTGTAGCCGGAAGCCAACTCAAGACAGTAAAATCTGCAACATTCGAAATAAATAACAATATCGAACCGGCGTTTTACTTAAATGGTTCAAGAGTTACAGACGTACCGATACCTGGAAATAAAGACTACACTCTTTCAATTACAATGGATGGTTATTCAGCCGATATGAGACTACTTTACAATGCGCTCTACAAAGGTTCAAATAGTTTTAACACAACGATCAATTTAAGTGAAGATAATACAACAACTGGAAGTTTACACGCTACATTTATATTGTCAGGGTGCAGAGTAATCAGCGCAGACGTGCCAAGTACATCAGAGGGAGTTAATGAAGCAACCTTTGAAATCGGAGCTCAAAACTGTTCAGCACAAAGTTGGGATCGTATCCTAAAGTATAATCCGTGGTAATGGAAAAGAAATATAAACTCGGTGAAAAAGAGGTTATTGTAAGCGAAATTAGTTACTTTGATGCGTTAGAAATTGAAGAAGTTAGGCAAACCAGCATAAAAAATGCTGCAAGAAAACTTCTTGAAAAATCAACAAATTTGACGCAGGAAGAACTTGATAGGCTTAATCTCAAGGATGGACTGGAAATCCAAAAATTAGTAAACGAAGTAAACAAATTCGGGGATTTTCAGGCGAGTGGCCAGCCAGGCGCGGTGAATTAATTATTTGTAAATTTTACGGTTGGACACTCGAATACGTCAAGAGAATGCCTATTGCCGATTACAATAACGCTGTCAATTACATTGAGGAGTATAATCGCAAGGTGAAACAACAAAACAAAAAATCCAATAGACATGGCAGACATACTTGAAAGTATAGGCACCGGGGCAACAGTCGCAATCACAATAAAGGCGATAGACAAATTTAGTAGCACCTTTACTAAAGCTTCTACGAGCATGAAAGCTCTTGAGGTTGGTCTTGCGGCAGCGGCTACAGCGGCCGTGGCAATAGGGGCAGCTTTAACTAAGGTTGCAACAGCTTCTGTTGAAACTGCAGCAGAATTTAATACGTTTATGCAAAAGGCCGGCGCAAACGTAAGGTTAACAACGGAAGAAACAGAAAAGTACGGAGATGCTGTCTTAGGTGTAGCAAATAGTCTTAATGTAACAGGACAGGAGGCTGCAAAAACATTTCAATTCTTAGTCGGTGGTTCTGTTAGCGCTAAGGAAGGTTTAGATGTATTGGATGAAACAATTAAATTTGCCAAAGCAAACAATATTGACTATGAAAAATCTGCTATAATTACATCTCAGGCTATGACTCTTTTCGGATTAACAACCGAAGAAACAGCTAAAACCTTGGATATTCTAACAAGAAGCGGCCAAATATCTTATCAAAAGGCCGATCAATTGGCTAATGCATTTCAAGAAGCAGCACCGATGGCTGCGCAACTCGGAGTGAATATAGTCGATTTAACTGCAATTTTAGATGCGATGGGCGATACCGGAACAATGGGGAGCGAAGCAGGAGTTGCCTTAAAAAGAGCTATGTTGGAACTACTTAAACCATCTGAGAGTGCGCAAGAAGCATTACAAATGCTTGGTCTAAGCGCAGAACAAATTCAAGCGCAATTAAGTAATCCGATTGAGGTATTACGAATGCTTGAGAATGCTATGCGTGATATAGAAGATCCGACACAAAAAGCAATCATATTATCAGAAATATTCGGAAAAATTTCAGGTCCGGCGATGGCTGCGTTATTATTAAAGGGGGTTGATAGTATTGATAAATTAAAGACCGAATTAGAAAATGCCGGCGGAACACTTGATGATGTAACAAATAAAGTAAACGCCGCAGAAAACCCATTTGAGGTTCTTAGAAAAAAAATAAATAATCTCGGAATAGACATTGGTAATGAGTTATTACCAACAATGACCGACCTTATGAATGTAATTAGCGAAGAAGTAATACCAGCAATCAGACCATTAATCCCACTTTTCGGACAAGCACTTAAACAAGTTATAGAAGCAATTATACCAATAATCAGGGATAACATAGACGAACTACAAGAGCTTGCTCGAATATTATTTGAAGAATTGATACCGGCCGCCCTTCCATTAATACCAGTTGTTTCTCAGTTAATTTCCCTTTTCCTTCAATTAGCTGCAATGGTTGGTAAGTTTTTAGCGCCCGTACTAAATATAATAAACCCTTTAATCGTTGATCTGTTCAATGCATTAAAACCAATACTCGAACCAGTAACAATTTTGATTGGTGCTGTTTTCGACTTAGCAGAAGCAATATTAACATCCTTAGCTCCAGTTTTCAAAATGATAATTCCACTCGCTCAGGCATTGGTCGTGCCATTGAAATGGTTGATTGAATTAATCTCAACAATAGTCGAATGGTTAGGGAAGGCGTACGACGCAGCATTAGAAATATTGGGTCTTGAGCAAAAGGATAAATCTAAGGGCAAATCTAAGAAACGAGATATAGTGAGGGGAAGAGTTGTAGACGGAGAAGTAATATACTTGAACGACTTTATCTTAACTAAATCTGGAAAAATAATCAGGCCATCTCCCGATGACAATATAATGGGATTCAAGGGAAAATCTCCAGGAAACACAATAATATTTAATATAGAAAAAATTCAGGGTGTAGATCCTGATGATATGATGGAGGCATTTCAACGGGAATTGAGTAGAAAAATAAGTTTATCATAATGGCAACCTTTGGAAACGTAATCTCTGGGACAGTTAATGTCCTGGGTGCATCAAATTATAAGTATGCATCTAAAGTAGTTTTATCGTCTGCCGGAAGCGTAACGAGTCTGCATGCATATTGTGGTAGTACAAGTGCTGGAGCGGGTTATGCCAGAATGGCTGTCTATCAATATGCCCCTGGGAGTAATTACATGGGTGCGACTGGATCTATCCTTATCAATAGTTCGCAATCATGGAAAACCTTTACTTTCGGAACACCTCTCGGTTTACCAATTGGAAGTTATGCACTGGCCATGCTCGGTCAAAGCGGGGTTTACATGTATTCCTCTGGAACTGCCAGTAATGGTGCGATAGATGATGATGTTTGGCCAGGATTTGATACATCTTGGGTTGGAGGAAGTGCAGATTTCACAGTCGGATGGCATTTCGGATTTTTTGGAAGTTATACGCCGTCTGCAGGAAGCACTTGGTATCAACTAACTACAAAGGTTAGTCCTGCTGGTGCAGGAAATGTAACGCCATCCGGGGTAACAATGCAATCAGGTACATTCAGTGTAACGGCTTATCCGACAACTGGATATTATTTTGATTCGTGGACTGGTGCAATTACAGGATCGGATAACCCGTATGAATTTACAATAGCTGCTACATCTGTAATTTCCGGTAATTTTCTTGAAACTGGGAGCGCGTCGCCCTCTGGAACATCAATTAATTATGATTTACCAATCACTGGGGTGACCAAAGTTTATACAACATTGAGGATAGTATGATAGTACAAACATCTAAGAATATAGGAGTAAGAAGAACAATAAATGACTACAATGCTACGAGCAGCTTTGATGCCGAATTTGATAACTATGCCGGCAGATATGCTGGAAGTTTCAACTTAGATCAGGATGTTTATGTTTATGCTGATAATGGCAGTTATGTTTTTGAACCATTCAACCAATTGGGAAGTTGGACGTACGGATTTAATTCAATATCGGCTGCACTTTCATCCGATTATTCGCAAGATGGTAGTTCATTAAAAATCGTAACACAATCCGGTACTGGCGGATATGGAACCACCATAAACAATTACGCAAACTTATTTTATGATTTACCTACATTGACAAGCGGAACAAAAATAGGATTTTATGCGTATCTACCGGGATCACTTTATCAATCAATTTCATCTCTGTCGTTTAGTCTTGGCAGTGTAGTAGCCGGGGCGTCGCAAGCTAATCTATATAAAACCTTTACAACTATTGGTTCGCAATGGAATAAATTTGAAGTATATCTTGGTAGTATGAGTTCTGCAGGAGGATATACTATTGGAAGTTTACAAAACACATTTTATAAAATGAGATTAGTTGATTCTTATAATCCGGGTTCACTCGGGCCCGGAAGTTATGCATATTATATGGATAATATTTATGCGCAATCAACCGATGGCGCAAACAAAAGACTTTTCAAGGGAGTAATCGAGGATATTAATTATGATGCAAACGGATTGAAAGAAAGAGCAACTATTTCTGGGAGAGATCTCGGCGCAATCCTGCAAGACAATACTGTTGCGCCGATTATCTTCAAGAACACAGACGCAGGCCAAATTGCAAGGCAAATAATCGCACAAAATGTTGATGATAGCAGATTAGATTACAGTACAATATCGGACACAGGGATAACAATTGAAAAAATAACGTTTAGTCATATTAGTGTGTTTGATGCGCTTAGTAAGGTGGCAGAATTATGTAATTATTACTGGTATGTTGATGAATTTGGTAAGGTTAGATTTATTGAAAAGGAAACAATTGATTCTGGAGTAACCTATGGAATCCCAATAATTGACGGTTTAATAACACATTGGAAAATGGATTCTGCGACGGGAAGTGACGAGATTATAGACTCAATCGGTAGTTCAAATTGTATTCTGGATACAGCATTAGGTCAATTTACAAGTGGACTGTGGAATAATTGTCTTGAAATATATTCAAGTGATGGTATTGGTGTACCGGCAACCGGCGTACCTGACACAGAATTAAATAAAACCGGCGGAGATTATCAGCAGTATAGTGTATCATTTTGGTTAAATACATCAACTAATCCGTCATCAACGGGGAGAATACTTGAAAAAACCGGCGGGGGAGTTTATCCCTTTGTTATTCGATTTACAAACACGGGCAGACTGCAATGTGCACTGTATGATGGCGTAAATAACCCAAGCATAGCATCAACCAACTCTCTTTCTGATGGAACATGGCAACATTGCGTTTTTACTGTTGATCGTGACGCTCATGAAATGAAAACATATGTTAATTCTCAACTAAATCAAACAGTAACTGATACAACTACCGGAAATATTAATAATTCTGGGGATTTGATTTGGGGAAATAATACCGGATTAAACAGGGAATTTGTCGGTAAAGTTGATGATTTTAGAATATATAGTAAAACGCTTGATAGTGGAGAAATAAATGCTCTGTACAATGGCGGGAGAGGTGTAAAGTATAGTTATGCGGGAGCCGGTCAGGGCAATGTGCGAGATGCAAGATTTCGTAATGACGACTCACAAATTTTTAATGAAGTTAGAGTATATGGCGACAAACAATTTACAGGTAAAAGGCAATTTTACTTAGCTGGCATTGATTCAATTGGAAGCTCTTATTATTTTGAGGGCAAACCGCATAATGTAATTTTGTCTGTTAGTGGCACCGGTTATATAATTCAACCTGGCGGAATTTTAAATATTAACAATCCAGATACTGAAGATGTAAAGTTTTTAGTTGATTTTCAGGGCATGAGATTTGTAACTACAAGTGGTGCAGTAGCTGGTGATAATCACTTTTTGGGAAGTTATCTACAAGCAGATTATCAAGTAACAGTCCCAATATTATCAATAAAACGCGATGAAACATCTCAAGAAGCATACGGAATTAAAGAGAAAGTTATCGTCGATAAAAATATAAAAGATCCGGTTGAAGCGCAAATAAAAGCAACATCGTTCTTAGCAAATAATAAAGATCCTAAAATTCAAGGTGATTTAGACATTAAGGGAGTGATAAACGTCTTTCCAGGTTACACGGCGAGAATAAATTTACCAAACATGGGAGTAGAATACCAAAATTATACAATTAATCAAGCAAATTACGATTTTAATAATATTAATAACAATAACGGAAATGTACTCAAAATTAACGTAAACAGAAAACTTGCTGATTTTACTGACACGATAAAAGAACAAATGCTTAGACTAAGGCAATTGGAGGCCGGAGATTTTGAGCCAGACATTACTAATTTACAAACTGGAATCGGCAGCTTAGGGATTTCAGGACAAACAGTTGCTGTTTTGTTTAACATAGGGTCTGGATTCTTTTTTCACACACCAAATCATAATTTATTTGAAAGTCCAAGTTCGTTATTAGGTCCAATAATAGGAGGAAGTACGCTAATCAGCTTGATGTAAGGAGGTAAAATGGGAATAACAACCAATGCTCGAAGTGTAGTTGCAGCCAATATGGGCGGTTCAGCCTTGCCTTCATTTACGGCAATAGGTATCGGAAGTACAGCATTTAGTTCATCTCAGACGGCGTTAGTCTCTGAGTATGATAGAAATGGGATAACTAATGTAGATCTTTCAACAGCGAGTGAAATAACCATCATTTCAGACTTCACGGCGATTGAGATGAGTGGTCTAAGCTTAAGAGAGTTTGGTACATTTACACTCGGGAGTACAATGTTAAACAGGGAGGTAGTAGTTGGAAGTGTTGTCTTTAACGGAGATCAAAGTCTTCAGATACAGCAAACATTTCAATTCTTTATATAAGATTTATATACTACTTTAATTAACATATAAATAGATAAATTAATACTTAATAAAATGGCCTACCTATTTTCACAGTATAGAAGCGGGTTGCAATTCACAGCCGGAACCATAACTGGGAGTATTCTTGGAACATCCGGGCTAAATCCAATTGTTGACAGATTAAACTCAATTGCATTGTCAGATAATTTGATAACCGGAAGTATGGTGAGCGGAACAAACACAAACATTTATGCATCTGGAATGCAACTTAAAGGAAATCTTAGCGGAACAAACATAGACATTTATGTCAGTGATGTTTTTACTAATGGTCGGGTCAGCGGAACATCTCTTTTATTGTACGCTTCTGGTGGGAATTTAACCGGTGGAAAAACAAGCATTTCACCACTTTACATTAATGTAGGATCTTCTCCTGTTGGTAGGTATTATAATTATATAACTCATTTTGTAACTTTGGGAGAAGTGTGGGAATTATCATTGCCATTAAACATACCAAATGGTGCTAAAATAAATCAAATTATGCTCGATGGATACTCGGGGAATACTGCAATAACCTTTGGTGTAAGAAGAGCTGAAATTGGTAATCCAGGAACATATATCGCTTCCGGTACTGCAACATTTCCTGGAGGTTCAATTGTTAATCCTGGATTGGGTTCTGTTATAGACAACACAAATTATCATTATTTTATTTATTTTACTCCCACAACTATCGGATCTAACTTTCAATTTGCTGGAGGTTATGTGGACCACTCATGATAGAAAAATATTTTAAATATTCAATCAATAGGAGAAAATTATGAACGGGCTAAACATAACTGAAGATGAATTTATGAAACTTCCAGTAAAACAACAAAATGCAATTCTATACCAAAATACCGAATTAATAAAAAAAATGATAGGGGGATATAGATTTCAACAGCGAATAGTCATAGGATGGTTAAGTGGATTTACTGTTCTTGGAGGATATTTAGCAATTCAACTTATTGATCATCTAAAAACATAAGGAGGTAAAATGGCAAGGTTTAGTTTAGAAGATTGGGAATTTGGCGCATGGCTTAAGGGATTCTTAGACATGAAATTTGTCAAAGAAACCGTTAAGTTTGCAATTCCAGCAATCGCGTTATGGTTCACAACTGGTAGCTACTGGTTGACTGCCCCAGGCACAATTGTTGGTAAGGCAATTCTTGATCTACTTCATTACTGGGTGAAAGAATAATGGCGGAGCAAATAATTGATGGTACGGGGTCGGGTTACCCGCTTAGAGTAAACATAGAAGGAGCGCTTTTATCTGACGTAGCAAACGCCGCGCTTACTTTGATTTATTCTGGAACGGTTATCGGTAGTATAATCCGTTTTCCAATAAATACCACAGGAAGTTTTGTTCGTGTTTTGACGTATACGGGAAATAATTTAACGGGGGTTGGCAGTTGGGTATGA